GTCTACGTTCATCATCACGCATCTCAATATCATGCGCTTTAATAGTACCTTCCATAAGTTTACGTTTAGTTGCGCCATCTTCTTTAATTTGGGCCACACTTTTATTAAACTCTAAGTCTTGTTGTAACTGTTGATTGACTTGTTGCGCCTGTTGTAGTTGCGCTTGCAAGTTCTTTAATTGCATTTGTACTTGTGCTGGTACTTTAGACTTATCATCAATCTGCGCTAATGGATTATTAACTGCTAGACGATCTGCAATTGTTTCAGCACCAGGAAAGTCCATATTACGGAATATTAAATCACCTGCTTGTTGCATTAGACTAGGATCAGCTTGCAATAATGTCATCATGCTATCAACAGCTTCTTGTCGCTTGCTATTGTAACCTGGTCCAGTATCCATTACTACATCATATTCGCCAACAGTTACATCGTTCAATACTCTATTAACGCCTTCTTCATCTTGACCATATTCATTAATCGTCAATAGCTCTGGCTTACCATCATCACCAATAATGCGTAATACTCGTTGTCTATCGTAAATCTTAGGTATCAAGTCTAAGATAACACGACCTGTATGACGGATTGAGCGTGTTAAGTTATCGTAGTAATGGAAGTTCACCATATCTACTTGTTGTTGCTGACCTTGTAAGGCTTTACCTGATATATTACCTTGTGGCAATTGACTAGGATCAAAGATTCCGATTACTTGTTGCAAGTCTTGAGTAATACCTTGAGCTGCTGCCATAATACCTGCTGGTGGCGCTTCAGGCTGTAAGCGTTGTGGGGCTGGTGCTGGCTTACCATCAATATCAGTCTGTTTATAACGTAGAACTGGCATAGCTTTAATATTAGCCATAGCCCATTCGTTTTCGTGGCCTTCATCTTGACCTTCTGCAAGTAGCCATTTAGCTTTAGGTGCTAATGCAATAGATTCTGTAATAGATGTAGTCCAGAAGTTATACATACGTTGCGGATCTTTAGCCATGCGTACTAAGCCATATTTCTTGCGCTTGTTCTCAACTACTAATTGCTGACCATAGATAGGAATGATAGGAATATATTTACCAGCCCATGTACCTTCTTCAAGAATTTGCATACCTGTTAGTTTTACCCAGCGTACGTATTTCTTAACTGAATCACGTTTATCAACTACAGTAATGCCAGCCATATCTAATAGTTCTTGTTCTGGCAATTCATCTTCAAATACTGATGTACCGTCTGACAGCATCACTAGCTTAACTTGCTTGCGTTCTGTATAGAAGAATTCAGCAATACGTATATCTTCTTTCATTATCCATTCTGCGTTGCTATCACCTGTACCACGAGCATGAAAGCCTTGACCATCATCAGCATCTGGGTACATCATACGGAAGGCTGCTTTAGTTACAACCGTAGTAATAAGCACACGATCGGCATCAGAACCATCAGGCATAACAGAGTTAGGATCAAAGTATACAGTAAATGGATTCTCAATTTGTTTGATGTAAATTTCTTGGTCAAAGCTATCGTCTTTAATATAATCAGTTGTAATGCGCCAATATCCCCATCCCATACGTACTGCAAAATCAAACGCATTATCGTACGCTTGGTCCGCATCAGATTGAACTTCAATATGGCGGAATATACCTGTAATGATTTCAGCCATTTTTGCATCAGAACTTGTGTTCATGCCATGCGCTTTCATGCGTGGGCGTTGTTGGCGTTGTTGGTTTGTTACTTGTCTACAATAGGCATCAACCTTATTGATAGTCAAACATGGTCTAGCTTCTAATGTTCTTGAGTTTTGTATTTCTACAGGCCATTGATCTCCAGCAGCAAACTTTAGATCTTCTAAAGCCTCACTACGGTTATTAGAATCAGCATCAGATGCTAATCGTAAGAATTGTTTGGCTTCCTCAATACGAGGATCATTATCCATGTTTGCTTCTTTAGTCATATCAGCCCATCCAAGACGCTTGAGCGCCATAATTTTGTTTTGGTTTCTTACGTTCTTTAGTATCTGTAATCATTAATCCTATGTACCGAAACGCATCAGCACCATGAGAATAAACATCATGTAATGGTGTTCTGCTGAATTGCTTAGTATCGGGATCTACTTCATACCGATAATGTCTTAAACATTGTAACCCTTCTTCGCAGTTTTCTCTATCAAAGTAGCATTGTGAAAATATTGTTCTAGCAGCATTAATAGAATCAACTACTGGTACTCTTGGTAATATATTAGTCTTATACCCAGCATTACGCACAATATCTTCTATAGACTTGCCATTAGATCCAATAGTTTTGTTCTGCCCATCATGTGGCAAATGTAAAGTATCATATACATATCCTAGCTTCTGCATTTCCGCTAGATAGTAACTCATGGTCTGTTGTGTGTTCTGCATATAGTTAATGATGCGAGTTTCCATACCTATGAACTGCACGAACCAGATCGCAGTATGGTCTGCCCATCCCAAGTCAAATACAGCATGAACAGGTTTAGCTGAATCATAAGGTACTCTAGTAATGCGACCTGATAGTTCTGCTGCTTGCACTTCTTTAGCAAAGATTGCACCATCAACTGTTAATCGGCATAATCCTTCCCAAACAGTATTATAGGCTTCTATATCCCTAGTCTTTAGCGCATCCTTCTCAAGCACTAGCGTTTCTGGAAACCAAGGATTATCGGACCAATTGATACGTTGGACTATACAATCATTAGGTGGATTAAGCACAAAGCGTTGATAGGTTTCGTCTGATTCTAGTTCGGGATTGAATGTAATCCATATCTCCGATTTCTCTTTACGAATAGTTGGTATTAATACGTTCCAACTCGCACGACTAACAGCTTGAGCTTCTTCTACCCAGCATATATCTACACCTTCGTAAGATTTTACATTAGCTACGTTGTTCTTTAATCCAACAAAGCTAAACTCACTACCGTTCTTACCTCGTATCGTAGACTGCGTAACATCGTAGAATGAAGTTAAGTCTAATGATATGATTTGATCGCTTAATAGCTTATGGACCGAATCCTTTAAGCTCGTCTGAAATTCACGAGCGCATAATATGCGTAGAGGATCTTTGGCTGCTTTAATGAGCAAAGCTCTCGCCACACCCCAAGATTTAGCACCACCTCTACCACCCAGCAAAACTTTGTAACGTGATTTTTCAAATAGACAAGATAACTTCGCAGGAAATTCAACATTAGCTAGTCCTTCTGGTAAGTCGCTCATTTAGGATTTACGAATGTTACCTGTATGCCAGCAAGTAATGGAGAACCATCGCTATTCTCTATTGCTTGGATAGCTTTGCCATCAACACGATCAATCAGTTCACGTATTGCCCAAGCCTCACCAGCTTCAGCAGAAGCGATAAGACTTTCCGCTACATTAGTAAGCCGTTGAGGATCTTGTGTTAATGCTTTACGTAACTTGTCATAGAACAGCCGACCTTTAGCAGCATTAGTGTTCCCTATTGGAGCGCCACCTTTGTCAATTTCTTTTTCTGTTGTTATAACTGTCATGTAATTGATTCTTAAAAATTATACTGTTGGAGCTGGTTGTTCTGTTGTTACATAATCTGTAACTACTGGAGCAGCAGTTTCTAGTGCATCAGCAGGTAATACATTCTCTTCTACATCGTGTTGAGCTGCTTCAGCTTCTGCTTGAGCTAATGCTTGTTGAGCTTGTACTTGTGGAATTGCTTGACCACGAATGCTATCTACAATACCAGCAACTTCTTCATAAGCGCCACGAGCTAGATGTTTTAAGATTAATTCTACTTCTGCTATTTCATGCGTTAAGTTAATACTCATTTGTTATTCCTCTAATACTGCTAATACATCATCTTCTGTAATGACTATTAGCATTTCTTCGTTATGTTTAACAGCCTGTCCTGCGCTGCGACTTAGTATAATTGTATCACCTACTTTACATTCTTTAACATCATCACCAATTGCTATTACAGTACATTGGTCTACAGGATCAGTCTTAGTTAAGATAATGCCAAAGTCTGTTTTTGTTTCTGCCTCTAAACGCTTTACTACCATTCTATTATGTAATGGCTTCATTTCTTCTCTTTCTTGTTAGCTTGTTTCTTTTCTGAATATGCAATAGCGACTGCTTGTTTAGGTGGTTTACCTGCTGCAATTTCTGTTTTGATATTCTCTTTAAACGCTTTATCGCTTTTTGATTTCTTTAATGGCATTTTAGATCTCCGTTGTAATGAAACAAACATCCTTCCAACTCATGAGCAAATATTTAACACCATCCTCATAATGGGTAAGGAATTTAAGGTACTCTTCTTTAGCATCACGATTCATAGTACCGAATCTAATAAACTGTCCAACTTTTACTGGCATTTCTTCACGTTCTGTAGAACTGATTAACTTACCTGGTCCTACCTTTACGATAGTACCCATATTATCTTCTTCTGATTGCAATACTACTATTAGAGATGATTTAACACGTTCTTTAGGCTTTACTAATATTTTATCTCGTAATGGACTAATCATGTTTAGCTGGCCTTCCACGCTTTTTAGCACGTTCTATGTTAAACGGCAAATCTGCAAAGATTGGAAATAGGGTTTCTGTAAACTCTCCGCATGAGTTGCTTGCGTGTTTATTGACGGTTTGTGGGTATCTTGTGCAAGTTCCCATTATTTCTTGATTGGCAAAGTATTTACAGTTACCGCAAATCTCTGTTATATTTAATTCAGCCATATTAACCCCGATTTAATTGGTTAGAACCCACACCTAATGTAAAGAGTTAGATGTGGGTTTGTTTTTATTAGTCTTGATCGTGATCTAAGCGTTTATGATCGTAAACATTAGATTCGCTACGACCGCCTTTACACTCACCTAATTTACCATCAAACTTGCCAGCTTCACTAGCAGCACGTAAACCTAAACCATCAGCCTTACCTTGTGCTACGCCACCTTTAAGAGTTTGCTTGCGCTCGCCACTAGCATCAGAAGCGTTTACACCTTTTGGCAATTTCTCGCCAGTTTGACCTTTAGCTGGTCGTTTATCTTCAATACCCATAATAAAATCCTTTTTGTTCGTTAATTAACACTAATATTATACGCTAATTGATATTAGGTACAATTAAATCAGTATATCCCATTCTAAACTTTAAACGAAAATTCCAATCTGTAGTATCACATAAAGGAATAAACTCTTTCTCTATTTCACGATACTGATAGTTAGTATCATCAATAGTCTTATAAGCATCAGCCCATGATTGGTTGTTTAGTTTATAGTTCTTAATTTTTAAGATCCATTCACTAGCTACCAGTTCTAGTAGATGATGATTAATTGCTGTACGCTTTACACCTATTTCATCAGCAATCTCTTTAATGCTAGATGGCCTATCTTTACAGTACTCTAATATTTGTACTCGTAAAGCAATAGATTTATCTCTCATTTTCATTTAGCAATACTTTCGTTTCAATTAGTAAATTTTGTTCATCAATTCCGTAATGCTTTGCAAATCCTCGTGTTCCCATTCCATGAAGTCCAGTTGATCCTCTATGATGCTCTGGACATAATCCGATAACATTAAAATGATTATTACGCTGGCCCATACCCATGCCAGCACGTAAATGATGTATTTCACAAGGCGTTTCCCCTAATCCTAATTTCTTACATAGAATACACCCAAGTTCAGCAACTTTAGCTAAATGTTCTCTTTCTTTATTTGTCATAGCGTAGGCGCTATATTAACATTTGGTACTTCTGTATTTTGTAAAAAAGCATTAGCTGGTATAACTGTCTTATCTCCGCCTTTCCATTGAATCTCAATAAGATTGTCATCTTGTTTCTTATAGCAACCCACTAGCTTTTGTCCATCAGCACGAAATGCCACGACTGCATGAGCATATTCGTCTTTAATTTGTGGAAATGGGCAACCTACGTTAGAAATAACAATACGAACTTGATCATTATATTTATAAGTTAAATACTTAGGCTCTGCATAAGCTGTTGAAGATATTAAAACTAATAAACTAATAATCCATTTCATTCATATTCCCCTAATCGTCATAAGTCCAGCCAAGTTGTGCAGCATAAACTTCAATCTGTAATTGATAGTCCGCCATTTGTTTTGTATTTAATTTAGTAGTGCTTTGAATAATCTCTATCCATTCGCTATTGATATGTTTTTGAGTACGTAAGAACTTGTAACCCATTAATTCATGTAAGTCATCAGGAGATATGCCTAAATGCTGTCCTACGCTACGATATAGATCCCATAAGCGAGAGTTTTGCTCTAATGAGCGTGTTACCTTACGTTCTTGTATTACTACTTCCCAATGCTTACTAAAGTCTAATGCTTTAATTTTCTCAAATAGATATGGTAAGTTTGATTCTGATAGCGACCAGGCTTTCATCATATATCCTTTATAGTAACTTTAACCATTCCGCCAATATGTTCTGACCAGTAAATACGTAAATCAACTATTTGGCTGTCATCATCCCATACACCAGCATGAGTTAATCCATCAAGTAATGCTTTTGGGAGATTATCTAAATCTCTGCGCCTATTGTCTGGCCTAAAACATTCAAGATCTACTTTAAGTTTACCTTTAAGCTGTTTATTAGCGCCTTGCAATATAGCTTGTTCAATTACATACTTTCTATAATCACGACCATCTTTAGAGATAATAATACGATTCTTAAACATCCGCCAGTAAGTATTAATACTAGGGGGCCAAGGTAATGTTAATTCAATCATCCTCTGCCATTCTCTCGTATTTTTTAATCAACTTATAATCTTCATTTTCGTAATCATCAGATTCTTGTGCTAATCTTTTTTTCCGTTTAAAAATCTTATCATAATTATCTTCGTAATTTTTTGTTTGCTTTTTACTACGGAGTTGATCTCCCGTTACTTCATTGTACGCCATCGTCATCATCCTCATATCGTTCTATAAACTGACCTATTACATATCCCCTAAAATCACTATCAACTAGAACTGGTTGTTCTAAAGCATCCTGTAATTCTGCAATCATATCACCTAAATCATCTAATGTTTCATTACATAATGTTAATGCACAATGTCCATAAGGCTCTTCATTATGATCATAATAGACTTCCCTAAACTCAAGTATTTGATCATCATCGTCATCTAAAGATACATCTACTACTCTAATATTCCAGCTCATATCATCTCCTTTCGTGGTTGAGTACATCCGTTACATTTTGAATCTTTGTCTTTATTATCATAATTGCAAGTTCTTGTAAAGATAAATTGCCATTTAGTTTTACCACTAGAATGTTTTACACTATTTCTCATACATCTACCTGGTGCTTTTTCACTATGACAACCATAAATCATTTTTTTCTCCTAATACTACTCGTAATGCTTTGTTCTTAGCTTCATCAGCAGAATCAAAATAACCATGATTAGTATTAAAATGACTTAACCCATATTTAATTCCGCCATCAGCAAGATAATATTTAGCAATAAAATATTCTCCTGACTTTAAGCAGTAATTATCTAGTTTTAACCATTTCATCTATCGTTCCTCATCAAATGTAGTTCGCTAATAGGTAATGTTGTTGCATTACCCCTACTAAAATATAATCCGTTTAATGCTTCGCTACCTTTTTTCACAAATTTACCTTTTTCAAAAAATTCAGCACATTTCATATAACCTAATATCCAACCTTTAGAATGATCGTTTAATATTCTTGTAAAAATATAATAATCGGCTGCTTGTTTTCTAATTCCTTCATTAGGTGAATTAACAGTACATAGGTAATCTTCTTTAGGCTTAAACTTACAGGCAATCGTTTTAACCTCTATTTTTAAATTCTTATACATCAAGTCATATTCAAAATTATCTTCGTCTACAGCCTCTCCTAGATAGCTTAAAACAAGTTGTTCACCTAAATATCCTATTACAGTTCTACTTTTATCAGATCCAAACTTATTTTGTTCTTTTTTCAAATCAAATTGAACCTTATTGACTTTGTTTTGGGCATTTAATCTCATTTCATCATCAATAAGTAT